GGAGCACTTGCTATCAAATGAATATAAGGTTCTCCAAAATCATAGTCTATTTTAGCTAAACTAACACTAATTGCTTTGTTCATATATTTAAAAGATTAAACCTATAGCACCCGAAGGTGCTATAGGGTAGTTATTATATTCGTCTATTGTCTACTTCATCGTTATTAGGATTAGAGTCAAATAACTATGCCATCTCCAACTTATTCTTCTACTCCATGATATCCAACTCACGATTACGCAATTCAGCGTCTTTCTCGATCTTGTAATAACCAAGCTCTTGATCCATTTGGTTATTTTGTTGTTCAATATTGAGTTTTTTCTCATTGAGCATTGCAATCTTCTTGGTACTAGCTTCAAGCTGCTTTTGCATTTCTTGTTGCTGTTGTTGTGCTTGTTCTAATTGTTGTTGAAGTTGCTGTAGTTGATTGTTTTCTAATTTCTTTTCTCTAATAGACTTCATTGCTAATTCTCTCATCTCTGTTAGACTCTTAGAATTATAAATAATGAATAGGATTTCTGGATCCATCATATTACTTTGCATATAACCTTGAGCAAGCTGTTTAATCATCTCCTATTCCTTAATTATTTCGGCGCTGTCAGCAAGATGAATATCGTAAGAAGTGAAAGAATAATATTCTGGTAATAAAGTGAAGATCTCTTTTTGATCTCCTAGAACTAGTTGTCCAGTCAGTCCATCTTTAAACACCACTTTAGCCATATCTATACTATCAGCAAGAATCTCTTTTACAAGAGTGTCCATTGCTTGATAATATCGCTTAGTAATAATATAGGATTGTTGCATTCCTACTTCCACGTTATGTACAGCATCTCTCTGCTCAATACCACCTAGTCTTTCGCGGAATACACCTGTGATAGAACTAACAGTTTCTTCAATTAATTGTAAAGACAGTTGATATGCTTGAATCGTTCCTGGATCTAACGCATCGTTAAAGCCATTATAGATAGTATTAATATTGGCTTGTCCTTCTTGTGCAGTATTGATAAGACTTAATCCTATCTTACGATATCCGGTAAATTTCATTAACCTTTCCTCCGGAGTCTATCCTAAAAAATCAGGAAGAGAAGCCGCATCAACAATGGCTCCTTTAGTGCCAGCTAACGCTACGGCATTATCTTTTAAATAAATATTAAGGTCATATCGCGTTTCTTCAACGAAGGTCGTTAATCTTCGCCCGCTTTATTCAAGCTGCTCTACGTTTCCATAGAAGTTGAGACTATATCTTGATTCGTTTCCGAACCCTCCGCACTTCGGCTCACTTGAGCCTACATACAATACTTATAATCTTTTACATCAATTTTATACTTTAAACAATCTACTGGATAGCAAAATGGATAAATAATATCCATTACTTTTCTAGCTTCTTTCGTACCACAACGCAGTCTATAACAATTATGATTTTTACATTGGGAAAACTAAATATCATATTCACTTTTAAACCAATCAATAATTATCTAATTTTCCTCTTTAGAAAGCCCAGTATTAAGCATTAGCTCATTTTTGAATAGTATTTCGTCTCTATACCCTTTTGATAAACCTCCATCATCTAAATACCACAAAGCAATACCTTGCGGGGTCAGATGTTTTAACACATCGTAAGTTAATGTCTTCATTGGAGTATATAAAATATGTCTAATGTCTTTTATTTCATTGCACACTGGAACTTCGAACTTATATGCAGTAAATCCGTTATTGTTAACCTTTTGAATATTCCAGCACTTGATTCCAGCCTAAATAAGCAGATCTCGTTTGTACTTTAAATATTCAAGCTATTTTTCGCAATGTGTTATTGTTAAAGTATTTCTTTTGGTAATATGCCCATCTCCAATCGACATAGCCAAAATAAGTTGATGTTTATATGTAAATATTGTTTCCATACACATAGGTGTTGTTTATAGTTAGTCGTTGAACGTTCCTCGTAAGAGGCTTCGCTGCTGATTGCCCAATCTTAACGATTGTCACCTTTAAGGTACGTTAAGCTCTAAGGGGTTTCCAGCAATTCACGGAGTTTATACAGGACCGATAATTTGTTAATCCTGTAGGTCGGCAGTAGCCAACATTAAAGAATATGGACTGCCATGTCCATTAGTGTACCAAATGCCATTAATAGAAAGTCTTGGAATATTTGGATCATCTGCATTTCTAGGCATCATAATTTCATCAGAATCAAGGACATAAATACTTTGTCCAATTCTTGTTACATGATAACAATACCCAATCCATTTTCCACTCTCTTTCTTACTATCAATCCACTCTACTTCATATACTGGAACTAGATCCCAAGTTTCTTCTATAGGATCGTCGTTTAAAGGATGGGTACCAACACCGTCCAAAATTCCAGGATTCGTCCCTTCTCGACCGTATCTTGATTGAAGTCCTGTAACCAAGGCATAATTAGAAGGATCGCTGCTCTCATAAAATCCTTTCCAAGATTCTAATTCTTTAAGATCCTCTCTAGACAAATAATCCCCATATTTAATCTCAATCTCTTGAATAGTCATCCATTTACGAACAACTGATTTATAAGCATTCTTCATATATCGAGATTTAGGGTCTTTATCTACCCACGTATTCAAAGGATCATTTACTTCAAGCTTAAACCCATGTCGATTATGTGTAGGAACTACTTTATAATAAGCTTGACCAGCAATCAACAGGTCTAAGATTAACTGCTCTACTTTATTTTTAAAATCTATTTCTCTATTTTGTAAGACATACTCACATATATCCTAAGCGGCAATTTCATAGTTAGATAAAAAACTGCGAGATACAGAATCTTTAATATTTTTAAGTTCCTATTCAATAAAGCTGTCAGTAACAGGCGATTGTTGTTTCTATTCTCCAGCAATGGCTGCGTATACGGCGTTTTCTAGATATTTAGAAATCCATTCTTTCTGTTTCTTAGCTATCTCTAATTGTTTATCACGATGGATGTTAGTTAAGGTTCTTTGATCTTTACAAGAAATTTTCGGTTGAGGTTTAGTCGATAAATATTCTCCAACAATAGCCTCGATGTGTTTTCTTGTCAGAGGGGTGAATCCTATAGAAGTAGGATTACCGATTCCGAAGTTTTTTTCTAAATGCTCATATTGATAATGATCTCTTACCCCATTAAAGTAATTATAAGCCTTTATCAAATCTTTCTTTTCTCTAACCAATTCGCCAATAACATGGTCACACCAATCGATCAAATACTAATCAGACCCTTTTGTTGCTTTAGTTATTTCCATATAATGTTACGTTATAATGTTGTGCTCTTACTAAGTTTTTAGTTCTTAATTGTTCTACAACAAAATCTAAAAACGATTCATCTGAATCGCCTTGATAAGCCATGGCTAATGGACCCATGTCTTGATTATATAAATACAATTTTAATACGTACTCGTTAGGTTCACCTTGTTCACCTTCGCCAGAAAGAACCTCCAGGCGATTGATAAACTGATGTCTATACAGGCATGATATTATCTCGTGAACCTCCTGTTCCAATTTCGCGTTTCTTGTCATCACCAGTAGTTATTTCTATTTGTCCGTATTGATTTTTTACATAAGATATACCCCAATTGGGTTTATAAGGTTGTGAAGGTTTGGCAACACGACCTATGGTTTCTTCATCCGCGATAAGAGCCATACCTAAACCCGCCACAATATCAAATTTTCTTTTATTCTCATATGAATATCTCATCAACTCATCAATCATTTGTGGGAACTATATTTCTGTAGAATGATCTACTATATACTATTCAATTAAATCTAAATAATGATCAATGATATTAGAATTAACCGGACACCCATACTATTTTAAATTAGTTCTAGTCGTAGTATTAGATGTAGATTTAGGCCTTGTCATCAACCAATGTAACTTATTATGCTACTAAAAGTAGTTTTTAATACTTACACGCGTGGCCTCAAATAACATTTTCGCATTGTAAAACTAACATAATTTTAGCGCATTATCGAAAGCTGTTTGAATATGCTTGGGGCGCTCTTTATATATTGCCACAACTTTAGGTGGTTTTAACCCAAATTGTTTTCGAAAGACAACAACACAAAAATCCGACACGTCCGTCTAACCTGTAGAAGTTGTACTATCACTATCAATACTATCACAATTATGCGTGGGAATATATTTACACATAAAAGTACTTGTATCACAATGATAATTATATACGACCCCTGTATATTTACTAATTTCAATTTCTGAAATTTTAATATATAGGTACTTACAAGAGTCGTCCTCAAAAAAGCATCTTGGTATGGTGTGATTGGCGAATTCTTTAATCTTCCATTTATCTAATTTTAAATCTGATTCTTTATATAAAGATTTAAATTTATTTAACATTTGACCGTGAATATCAAGGGTCCATGCTTTACTAACGATACTAGGCTTTGTGTGATCGGTTATATAGTGTACTTTCTATTTAGAGCGCAAATAATGCACAGTCGAGATTATTCCCAAGGAGAATAAAATATCCTGAATTCCTTCTAACAATTCATAAGAGCAACTGACAAAATTCATACTATTCTACTTTGGGCATACACAACCGTCAGACGCTAAATACCCCATAATTAACTACAGTTTTAACTCATGAGGTAAAAATTTAACCCACTCTGGTATATGTTTATTTTTTGCGCCCCTGCCGAATATAGAAGAGAAAAACTACCAAAACTATTTACAAGAAAATTGATATGTTTTTATTGACTATTGGTTTTTAGTCAAAATTGGCATTCTATTCAATACTTGCGGAATTATACGCAGTAACTTCTTTTCGTAGTCCTATTCATTTGCATTAACAACATATCCTATAATACTATTATGTTTGCTTTTTTGACACCATCCGTCTCCTAAAATAAATCCTACCAACCACCAAAAATCTGGATTTTCTAAGGGACTGTCTATACGAAAATTACATCTTACGTTAGTGGGCCAGTACTCATGAGATATAGGTTTTTCCTTTTGATATATATTTGGAACTTTAACAAAATCTCCAACCTTAACATCTTTCATAAGCTTGAAATTAAAATCATAAGCATAATAAGCATATGGGATGCTGTTTCTTTTAGCGTAAGCAGCGCCATGATATTTTTTCTTTGGCGTAGCACAATATATAGGATGCTCACCAGTAAATGTGGTTGTTCTAAATATATTATTTAATTTGACTTTATAAATATTTTCATCTTCTTTCCAGTATCTCTAGAGATTAATAATATCAACCGGATTTCCTTGTATAGAATATAATTTATCTTCAAGAGTAACATCCTCACAGTTTTTTAAGCCAGATTCAGTCATTACCTTTTCCCCAGGAGTTAAACAGCCGATAAGATACAAATTACTATAAGGAATTCCTTGTTCATCTACAATAGGCATTTCACAAATCTCTAAAGCGCTTTTATCAACAATCTCTATTTGAGGTCTACTGTTGCGATCCACTTCCCCTTCTTTAGTTCTTCCCCAAATTAATTTTGCGGATTTAGGAGTTTCAACTGTTTTATGAATTGTCAAGGCGTGCAATTGATCAACTAATAACTCTTGATCGAATCTATTTGATCCTTCTAAAATAAATGCGTCTTCCGGAGTAAAACAATACTCCGCCTTATCCTGAAGTAATTTTTGAGGATCTTTCATTTTTTTCCAAACAGATTCGTAATACTCTTTAGCCCGTTTCTCGTTAACTACACCTCGTGAATCAAATCCTGGGTTTTCTGGGGTCCCAAACCACATTGTATATGATGGTATAAAATAACCAGTATACACATACTCGCCAGACTGAGTGTAATTATGTCTATAAGGCAAAGCCAAGTACTCTTCAGGATTATAAAACATATCTTTCAATCCGGCCAGATTTGGAGTTTTATCTCCAGCCGTTCCAAATGTCCAACGATATCCTACTCTATAACCATTGATGATAACCAAAGCTCTAGATTGTATATATGTGGAAATTAAATTAGGGTGTGATCCACTCTCCTCTATATATAAATTTAACACACGAGCACCGCGCAATTTACGAGGCTCATCTGAAGTAATCCCCTCAATTATTGATCCCCAGCCAGATTCATTTTTATCCTAGTCCACCTTAGACGCCTTCTTTTTTCTATTAGTGTCTGTTTTCATACGAACGCGTTTAAAAGCTCCTTGAGTATTGGTATTTAAAAAGTCCAATTCTTGCCAACATTTACTAAGAGTATCATCAACATATGAATCTTGATACGCTGTAACAATATTACGACTTGCTTTATGGAACATGTAAGCGCAAACAGCGTTGCTGGCTGCAATCTAAGAAGCCCCAACTCCACGACTTTTAAATAGGATGCCGTCATGACCACTAGCTCTGCACATTTCCATATAATGGAAATATTCATATTGTTTAGCTAGAAACGCTGGAAAATTTTCTTCTTGCAGCTCAGACCCTGATTTGTCTAATACAGATGGTAATCTAAAATAGTTTAAAAAGAAATAATTTTCCCCAGTCAGCCTATAATTACCTATCGTGCACCCGTTTTGGCATCTATCAAACTCCTGATCCCAATGTTGTTTAAACCGAAATGTGCCAGGAATTAAATCTGTATATCTTCCATATTGTTTATAGTAATCCGCCGCTTTTGTAAACTCTTTTGGATCAAAATCTAATCCTTCGGTTTCTGTAATAGGTCTATACCCTGTTAATTCGTAAGACAAAGTTGGATCGAAATATTCAATCTCTTCGTCTTTAGTGACATCCCATAGTTTTTTGGGATCGTGTACCTTCCAAGGTTTGATCTCCAACTATTCTTGTATAACCTCTTCAGTATGTTTATTAAAAGCTTCAAGAATCTTTTCGTATTCTTCTTTAGCCTTCTCTTCAGCTGTTTTAGGTACTTGTTTAGCTCGTTTCTAATCAGCAGCGTTAGCCGCTAAAATTAATTGCTCTAGAGATCTACCTGTATTTTTAACAACAGGTTTAGGTGTACTTAATCCAGCTTTTATTTTTTTAATGTCTTCTAAGTTCATAATTAATCGTAAAGTCCTGGTGCTGCATCACCTCGTAAACCAGACGCTTCCTGAATTTCTTCTTTATACTCACCTTCTAACACTTTCAAAGAAGCCATGACTTTGGACAATTGTTGCATAGCATCTAAAGTCTCTTTAACTTTAAATACGGGCATACCCGTTGTCTCAGATCTTTCGTTATAATCGATACTTTGGATAAATACTTGTATCTCGTGTAATTTATTACGAAAGGTCTAGATCAGCGGGCCTACAGTTGAAGATCCGTCTTGAAGCTCTTTATATTTTCTACAGGCTTCTCTAAATACAGGATCATTATATTCCTCATCGGTTAATTGCGAAGCTTCAAGAGCATATTTATGCCTATTGGCTGGAGTGTCCTTAGAACCAGGAGCACCCCAATCAATAGCCATATAAATGTATGTCAACTCTCTGAAAGCTTTCAATCGTTTTGTTCCAGAAGGATCTTCTGGGCATTTATTTCTTTCATTAGTCCATAAGTCTGCAAATTCTTTTACTAAAAGAACTTCAGGCTGGTTTACGATTATTTCATTTTTATCTGTATCGTAAACGAAAAATTTTATCATAAGTAATTAAAATAATTTAATTTACCGCCGTCCTACTTTAAAGTAGTACCCTTATATTTTTTCTTTTTGTCGACTTCTTGTTTATATCTGCCTGATACACTAACAGTCTGCCCTTCTTTTATTTGTGGTTTATCACCATAATTTCCCAAGTTTGTAGCAAATAATACTTTAGTAGGGTCAATGTTGTCTGAAGCTATCGCATATGCAGACTTCCCAGTGTAAATAACAGGCTCCCCACTTCCTAGTTTAGTACCATATTCTTTACCTTTAAATTTGAAAGTGTCAACTCCTGCTTTTCTAGCAGCTGCAAATGCTTTCTAAAACTCCTCACTTCCTTGGTATGGTGAAACAGTAATAGTTTGTATAGCAGAAGGAGCATATGTGTCAGGATGTTGTGGGATATATTCGTTAGAAGGTGTATAGCCTGACGGAATTAATGCGCTGCCAGCGGCAACCCCCAAGCCACCATGTAACTAAGGTGCGGTATATGCCTCTAATATATATGCATCCGGAAATCCATTATGCTTACCATATAAATTTTGATAATTCTGTGCATGTACTACATCATCTGCCGCAAACACATAATCTGGCCTATTGTAATATGAATATTTTCCTGTTTGTGGGTTTTTGACTCGCATGCGTCCTTTATTATATGGAACATTACCAAACTGCCACTAATTAGGTTTCAGTACCTTTGATGCTTGGGCAGCTGATTGTTGATTAACTACTGGATTAATTACTTGCCCATTGGTAGTTGTTATAGCTGTCGTATTGGCATTTCCGATGTGTGGAGAAGAAGTAATATCAATAGTTGCCCCTTTTGCAGGAGGGGTGGTAGTTGAAGACACATTTACTCCCTTACTTCTAGGACCTTTAGGGGTGTTGTTCACATATCTCAAATTCTGTCTATTTAAAGCGATACCATTTCGATATAATTTTCCAGCATTAGACACGGCACTTTTTCCCAGCATTGCTAAACCTGGCCACGACCATGGGTTTCCTGCAATATCAATAAGAAAATCTGATACTTTGCCTCCTTCATAATTTGTTTTTTGTTTAATGACATCAGAAAGTTCAGAACCGTTATATGCAAAATGTTTGGATAAATCCGATTTTCCATCCCATGTAAGTCCCATATATAATGGTGATAATGGGTTCATAGCTGTCTTTATAAGACCTATTCCAGCTTCATTAATCTTGTCTGTTGTTTCTTTTTGAAAGCGTTCAGCTTGCTTTCTCTAAGAATTGTATTTTCCCCAAGAAGCAAGATCTGCAGCATAAGCCTATGCATCAGGCGTAGCAGCAATTAAAGTAGACATCTGCTCTGGACTCAACTCATATTGGTTCATATAGTCATGCAAACGATCTTCGAAATTACCGCTATTGAACATACCTGCCGTCATATAACTTTCAAAATTTCCAATACCTATTTGCTGTTTCTACTATTTCTACAGCTCATCAATAGTTTTCTCTTCTTCAGATGTTAGTTTATCACCTGCAGCATTTTTAATTTTTGTCTTCTGTACACCAGTATAGTATGGCAATGCTTCTTTATAGAGCTGTTGGTACTGAGGACTCGTTCTAGCGTTTGTTTCATTTTGCAGATAATTGAACATTTCTTGCGATGTGTAATACTACTTTTTTCGCTCCTCTTCCTGCGCTTGATAGTACTCATCCTCTGTAGGTAAGTCAAAAATATCAGGATCTACATTACCTAATGCAGCAATAAAAGATTCATATTGTTTAGGAATAAATCCTACACGTTTAACTTCTTGCAGATATTTATATAATTGTGCTTCTGTCATATCATCTATTAAATTTTAAATTTAAATATTGATCATACTGCATTTTTGGTAAGTACAATGCCTGTGCAGGATTCATGCTTTTTAACTGATCATTAGAAAAAGTAATCTGCTCTCTTTCCCAAGGAGTTAACTGGCTATAGCGTTCTTGCATAGTCAAAGGCTGGGTTCTTACAGGTTTGCTTCTATATCCTGTAGCGTCTACACTTCTACTATTAGCCATTTCATTTTCAAACGCTAATTGTTTTTGTCGATCTAATTCGCGTTGTCTTGCAAATTCAGCATTTTGAGCTTGTTCCTAATCCCAAGCAGCTTTACCACTAATAGCTTTTTGAAGTTCGATATTATCAGCTGCGCTGCCTCTATATCCTGCAATTCTTGCATCGTCCCATCCTTGTGATTTCAAATACTCTGCATTATCTGACACCCACTGTTTACGAGCTCCATATGAGCGAAGATCTCCTGTAAAGAGTCCAGGAGTGCTTGGGGCTGCAGGTTGTTGTGTCGGTGCTGGTTGTACTGGAGATACAGGCTGAGCTGTTTGTTCTGGAGCAGAAGGAGCTGTCTATGCTGGTTGAGCAGGAGCAGCAGGCGCTGCGCCGTATCCCCATGACCCATTAGCACGCTTTTGCTAACCTAAATCAGTCAGTACTTGTGATGGTAATTGATAAGCACCTCTTTCGTTTCTATCAACT